TTTTCTACGATGGCCAAATACGCCGTTTCGTAATTCAATTTATTCGTATGATGTCAAACTTCCAAGTAGAGTTTGGCAAGGACCGCAATGGCCAACGCACATTGCAGACCATTCCTATTTACTACGGCGATGCAAGTAGACAAGCATCACAAATTCTACGCAAGAATAGTGAAAACACTTTAAACGCTGTTCCTGCCATGGCTGTATATATTTCAGGTTTAGCATATGATCGTGAACGCATGCAGAATCCTTACTACGAAGGTAAGATTCATGTTCGTGAACAAACATATGATCCTATCTCCGGCAATCCAACAGGTAACCAAGATGGCTTATACACAATTGAGCGTATTATGCCTGCACCGTACAAGTTAACATTGAAGATGGATATCTGGACTAGTAATACAGACCAGAAGCATCAGATTGTGGAACAGATTGCCCCATTGTTTAACCCAGGTATTGAAATTCAAAACACAGACAACTATATTGACTGGACTAGTTTAAGTGTAGTGTTACTAACAGATGTAAACTATAGTAGTCGTAGTATTCCTGTTGGCACAGAAGAGCCAATTGATATTGCTACTATGACTTTTGAATTACCGATCTGGTTAACACTACCTGCTAAAGTTAAGAAGATGGGTGTTGTTACACAAATTATTCAGAACATCTTTAATACCACCGGCGAGATTGATTTTGAAACTGTATTTGACACACAGAACCCGATTGCCACTGTACGCTTCACACCAATGAACTACGGAGTATATGTATTAGGTAATACTATTACCTTGTTAGATTCTAGTAGCGTTGATATGAGTGGCGAGGTACTAGGTGCTAAAGCATATTGGGAAGATTATATTACTCAGCTAGGTAAGTTAACAAACGGTGTTAGTCAAATTCGTTTAGAGTTTCCATTCAGCGACGGTTCACATGAAATAGTCGGTACTATTGCACAAAATCCAAATGATCCGACACAGTTATTGTTCACTCCATTTGCAAATACATTACCCGCAAATACATTAAATCCCGTTAATGCAATTATCGATCCATATACTGTACCCCTGGATAACAGCAATGTTCCTATTATTGCTCCGCCAACAGGAACACGATATCTAATCATTAATCCAATTGGTAATGACTTTAGTGAAAGTGCTGTAGCATGGGCAGGTGCAGAAGGCACTAACTTAGTAGCCAGAGCAAACGATATCATTGAATGGAACGGAACTTATTGGCATGTAAGTTTCGATAGCCGAGATTCTGGCGTCCAGTATGTAACAAACTTAAATACAACTACACAATATCGATGGGCTGGCGAAAGCTGGGTCAAGAGTGTAGAAGGTTTATACAGAGCTGGGGAATGGTCATTAATCCTGTAAAAGAAGGCGTAGGCACTTTAATCTACGCCAAATCAACTAAACGCTATTTGTTTCTACTACGAAATCATCCTAAGCAACAATCGACTTGGGGTATCGTGGGCGGAAAGATTGACGCTGGCGAAACTGTTATGCAAGCTCTGCATAGAGAAATTCAAGAAGAGATAAGCAAAGACTTCAGTCACCAAAAGTTTATTCCTATAGAAACTTTTACAAGTGACAACGAACGCTTTATCTATTACACCTTTGTAACTACAGTAGAAGAAGAATTTAGCCCTGTGTTAAATCACGAGCATAGAGGTTACTGCTGGGTAGAGTTGCGAGACCATCCAAAGCCATTGCACCCAGGTGTGTGGCGCACATTTAACTTTTCTGTAGTTAAGAAAAAGATTAAGACTTTAGAATCTATTCTAAATTAGATATCAGCCGACAAGCTAAATCCGTAGAAATCAACTTGACTGAAATTTGTTAGTCCTTGCCATTCTTTTGGTATTGCCCAGCCTGCTGTTGGCATTACACGAATAAACTTCACATCATTGTAAATTGACATAATGTGGGCCATTGTTGTTGCGTAGAATGCATCAGAGTCTGCATGTGCAACATCGCTATCAAATCCTAATAGGTACACAGTCTTGTGGCCATCAAAACAAGCAAGGTATGCGGCTAACGAACCAGCGTTCCAAGTTGGATCCTGAGGAATTAGATAAAACTTTTTCGGGAAATCTACTAGACCAGATGCGTTAGTGTAAACAATGTGTTTGTCAGTGTAACCGCTATCAGCAATTTCTTTAAGATTACTATCGCCAATTGCAACTAAAAAGTCCGGCTCGTATTCTTTGTACAATCCATTGCATCCGTAGCTTTGTAGCTTATTCTTGGCCAGCAAGCCACCACGATGATTCTTAATAAGACTCATATCAAACTGTTTTCTACTATCACCGTTTCCGATAATAACAGCTTGGGTAGTTACTTTGTTATTGTACACCGCTGTAGGAATCCATTCCAAGTCGGTGTTCCATTCACCATTATCATGGTTCAAGTTAACAACAATGCTTTCACCTTGATAGTTTGATCTGTATAGTTTTTTAATTGTACGCATAGGGATACTCTGTTATCAAGTATTTATCCAAACAAAAAGGGCCATAAGGCCCTTGTTTGCACTCTGGAACTTACAACTTAGAAGTTGTAGTTTACGCCACCTTCAACACCCTTAGCGTGTTCTTGTAGGCCAAACTTGTCAACCCAACGCAGTCCAAATTCGTAGTGTTTGTTCAATTTGTATTCTACACCAACTTTTGCAGTGTTGGATTCAAAGTACAAATTATCTTTGTCGTTGTTGATCGCATTGCGATAACGATAGCTCACAGTGCCTGCAAACTGCGGAGTAAATGCAAATTTGGCCTGTGGCTGAATCATGTAGTATGTGAAATCACCATTTGCACCTGTGCCATCTTGTTGGTTAAATGCACGACCCAAGCCAACTTTGATCGCTGTTGATACAGGACCAAAAGACACAACATCATGCTCAACTTGCAATTCCATTAAGTTGCTTAGATTAGAGCCAGTGGTTTGATCACGACTACCTTCAAACTTTACACCAACACCAAAGCTACCAAAATCAGTATGTGGAGTTACAGCAACATAGTTTTCGCGGACTTTGCTTGCCCAGTTGTTTTCTGCTGTGCGACCTTTTTGTGTACCAGCCTCGTATTCGATACCAGTATCAGCCAATGCGGTACCAACACCAAACAAGGCCACTGCCAAAATTGCTAAAATTTTCTTCATAAATTTTCCTTTAAATCAAAAATGTAAAAATGCCGGCTGTTGTTAATAACAATACAGCCCAGGTCCCCAACGCCTTATAGTATGTAAACAAAGGGGTACCAAAATAACGCTTACCAATCATTACACATTCGTGCATAGGAGTAAGCAAATAACCGCAGTAGTCTAGGGCAAAGAACCAGAGTAAATACTCTTTACCAAATGCTGTTGCGGCCAATACGGTCAATGCGGCAAACTTGCCATCACTGCCCATTGAAAAACTTGCCAAGAACAACAAGATGCTGATGGTCAGCATGCCGTGGAATGTATGGGGATCTAGTCCCCAATTCTTAACGGCTGTTTCAATCCACTCACGATGCTCCTGCATAAATCCTGATGTAAAGAACACCACACCCACAATGGCCATAGTGGTCCAGTTTACATAGCTGTTGATTTTAGCGAGGTTAAATGTTTTTGTCAAGACCAGATAGTAGGCCAGTAGAGCACCAAAAATTGGAAAAACCAATTCTGGTCCTTCTCCACCCAGGGCCATGTAACTCAGCACTGCCGCAATAAACGGAACTACATTCTTAACAAAGTGTAGACTGCCTAAGTTCTCAGGAACTTCGATACTTACATCATCTTCTTTAACTACTACAAATAGGTAGTAGGCGATAAACAATGCGCTAACTGCCATTAATGGCCATAGCATACCAATCCATGCAGAGTAACCAATACCAAATGCGGCCATTGGCAACATAACTGGTTTTTCAATTGGTGACCACATGTAATAGTGGTGCGTTGTGATAAAGTCAATCGGTCCTAGCTTTTGTCTAGCTTGCAAATCCTTTTCGTGACTTGCTGTTGCTGTATCCAAAATACCAGCACTGACTGTACTGCGGCCTTCAAGTGGTAGGATACCACTTACTAAACTAACAATTGCAATCACTAAACGATTACAACCAATTTTAGATTTAAGCCAGCCGTATGTGCTACCAAATAAATTATGTTCCTTAGCAATACCTGCCACGACCATAATTGTGAATAACACAAAAAGATAAATCTCATCTGCGAGATAATACTGTTCTAAAAACTCCACGAGTTCTCCTTAATTTTTAGTGGTCACTACTATGTATAGGCCATTCCACCATTGGTCTATATTTTCTTGCTCATTTAAAAGTATCTTTTCGTATAGCACTTTTAAACCTGCTGTGTGAATACCTTGTCTTGCGCCATCAACAACACCATCCCAATTGGCATCATCAAATACCAAAATTGCTGTGTTGTCTAAACAAGATGCAAAGTACTCTACTGCCTGTGCTGTAGAATGAGCATCATGCGGACCGTCATACATGAATAAATCCACTCCACGGATTGCTGTGGTATCCACTTGTTTAAAATCACAATCAAACAACTTAATGTCTGTCGTTTGTTTATGTTGTTTAACATTGGCAATAAAAGTTTCTTTACTATTCTCAGGAATGGTTGTTCCGTTAGCAGGCTGAATGTTTTCTTTCCAATGATCTACAAAGTATGCATTCTTAATATTGCTATCTAATACTGCCGTAGCTGTTGCACCTTGATAGCAACCTACCTCAAGATAGCTTGTACTAATTTGTCCTAGCCCATATAGTAACTGTCTAACTCTATGCGAAGTTAGTCCAACAATGTCGGATTGTTTTAAATCATTGGTTGGGTGCGTTGCAATAATGTCTGCAACTTGTTTTACTTTTGGATGCTGTTCAATTTCAGATTTCTTATTGTAAATCTTATCACAGTACCCACAGTCCCAGCAATCAAACTTACAGTTCTTAATAATCTTACGCCAGGCATCAATTGGACGCTCTTGCAGATTATTTTCTGCCAGGTACTCTTCAAATGTTTCAAACAGTATGGACTGACCTTCACTGTAGGCCTTGATGATACGCATGCTTTCGCCCAGGCGATTGATACTTTCACGGCCATGCATTTTGAATGTGTCAATACCCAGAGCCAACAGTTCGTCCCAGTCTTCTTTCCACGGTGGAAGGTTTGCTGTTTTGAGTTGAATAGCAGGATCAACCACATCCCAGTGTTGGCAACTAATACGGGCAATACTAGAATTAAAGTATTGCGGATCATCCATTGTGCGTGAACAGTTATATTGATAGTGCTCGGGCATAATAGGACAGTTGCCCATACAGCCTTCATTGGCAAGCAAACTAATCTTTAATTTAGGGAATAGCTTTTTAACTTTAACAATCTTTTCCAACTCATCTCTATCACGCATTAAATCGCGGTCTAGATTAACATAGTGGAATCCTGCTTTGGCTAGTTCGTACACTTGGTTAGCACGATTAACATCACGCAGGATAGTGTTCTTGATAAACAGTTCAGGAAATTCTTTTTGAATCTGTCCAGTTAATAACCATTGTGTGTGTGGAATAGTTGCACTACGGATACCGGCATTGTATAACGGCTTAAAGTTCTTGATAAACAGATCTAAGTTTTTTTGATCAGCAGGAACATTGATATTGTTGAATGTTGCACTGACAGCAATGCCAAAAGTAGATTGTAGATATAGTGCTGTTTCAATACAGAATGCACTAGCCTCGTCATGAATGACAAATACATCACCCATTGCATCTTGATTAAAAGGTGCTATGCGTGATGTAAAATAAATGTCGTAAATGTAATCTTTGTATTGGTTTAAAAAATTACAATAGTCATTAAATTGACTCGGGTCCAGTTTTGGGTTTAGCGGTAAGCTGAAGATTTTCATCATTGATTAATAGATCGGGCATTGTCGTTGATTTAGCGGCAAGGTATGCTTCTACCTTATTTTGCGTTAATTGACTAATGTTATGCAAGCCTGCGTTAACCAAACCAGAATACTCAACAGCTTTAGTTAATGCTTGCACCTGATCGTCTGGTCCCATCATTGCAATAGAATCCATGTTACCGGAACCTACTCGACCAAAGGAAATGATATCCATTGCGGCTTGTTTGGCCATACGAGCAATCCAGTAATTCTTTTCTTCTTCTTCGTTGTGTCCGCGATAATACTCTAGATCGTCTGCATCTTTAGCATGCTCTTTAACGATCTTCAAGAAGCTATTAATTTCATATTCAGATTGGCGTAGTTTACGCTTCCAAACTGTAATATCGTAATCGTTCTTTTCGATATCGATTTGAATTAGTTCTTTGTCCAATGGATCTTCAATGATACCTTGATCACGAATCATTTTCTGACGCATGATTTCTGCTTTACGCAAGCTAGCACGAATCTCGTGGTACGCATGATAGCGTACTTCAAGTTCCATTAAACTTTGCTTAACTTTTTTGTATGGTGTAATCTGACTGTTAGCCACAAAGTGTTTACTTTGGTAGTCAGTCTGACCACTGTCCTGTTGGACAGCGGTTTCCAGAATTTTTAAATCATATTCTGATAAGTTGTAATTCTCTTTAAACTTATCATCAACTCGAATTTCAAAAACATCAGAGGAAACAATGTTTCCTGTATTGATTATATTAGAAGTAGTATCCATTACCTTTAACCGTGTATTGAGGGATTCGGTTCCAATTTGTATCTGAAACCGTTCTGCCAAGGGCAATAGCCTGTTTGATTGGCATTGTTATTCCGAAGTAGTCTTCGTACAGAATATTTATATCCCACACAGTAGTACAAGCATTAAACTTGTCCAATAACTTTTGTTCTTGAATTAGTAGTTGTGCTAGATTTACATGGTATGTAGCGGCGGCACTGATGATGCCGTTTGCTAATGTTGTTTTATCTACACCATTTTCAGTTGCTAAGAAATCCAGGAATGGAGTAGCAGAAGCTGAGTTAGCTAAAAATGCCATTGCTTCTTCTCGCTGGATTTGCCAGCTTGCAACTTCTAAATCACTTGCATCACGCATAGCTAAGAAGCGGCGCTCAAATTCATAGTGAACAATTTCGTTGGCAAAGGCCTTCATCATTGTCAAAATATAACCTTGAATTTCTGGTGTAATTTGTACTGGTGTTTTTTCTCCGTACCAGGCAGTCTTGGCTTCCCACAGCTTTGCTGTGGGACGGATTTCACTAAAGAATGTAGACCCATAATATGCAGTGTCGGCATCAATCTCAATGATCTTTTCCTTAACCCAGGTTGGTTTTAGAGTTTGATAAATGCCTTCGCTGAATTGCATACAGCACATATTCATTAAACTGTACATTTCATTACAAACCATTTGTTGATCGCCGCCCGGGGACCCATGCATCATTCCGTCAACAGCTTCTTGGCGCAGAATAATATATCTATATGTCGGCTCAGGTGGCTTAACGGTTGATGTTGTGACTGTTTCAGCAAACACTTCCTCTGTACTATTTTCTTTATAGATTGTAGTAGTTAAAGTAGTCGTAGTTGTTAGTATGCCATTTACATTTGCTGTACTATCAAAACCATCTGTGCTTAATTTAATTGCAGAGTTTGAAATGGTAGATGATGTGCCAATTACTGCATTTGGATCTGTTGTGACCACTGTTGTGACCAGAGTCACTGTAGGGTTAGAAACATTAGCACCTGCTTGTTCAATTGATTCAGTTGACACTATACTAATATTTGCATCAATGGTGGTTGTAGTAATTGTTAATGTTGCACCATCTGATGGAACAGATAGTTGTTCTTGCGATTGTGCATCATCAACTGAGTCTGCAAATATAACAGTTGATTTAGTGGTATAGACTATTGGTGCAACGATATTGCTCAACAAGGCATAACTGCCATTGGGTTCCAGCATATATTTGTTGCCGTCGGATCCTAAATAAGTTCCGTCTGAGTTTAGTGTAAATGTTAAGTTTGCCATTTTAGTATCCTACGCTAGCATTTGAAGCACAGACTGCCGCGGCGGCACTTGAACAACATGCAGAGCTTTGACCAAAATGTCCTTTTGGTTGCGACGATGATCCTAGTTGCATTAATGAGTCTGTGAGATAGTTATATTTAACTGTTTGATTATTTTGCTGGCCATCATAATTGCCCAACATGTAACCCCAGTTTTGTCCCATTTGTAAATTTTCTTCACCGCATGCACGAATCTTTGTCATGCTAGTGCTAATATCAGTTCCTGTACTGTCGCTGAATTTTGCAATGCCCGATGTTACATTGCCGCCGTTACCGGCATAGTGATATCCTAGTTTAGTACTTAAGAACTTACACCATCCATCTGGGCTAGCCGACGAGCTAAACGCGGCCCAACTATTTGTACTAAAATCGATATATTGTTTTGTTCCGCCGACACTAAAGTATCCTCTAGTTTGGCCATGGCATCCAGATGTAAATCCAGTTCCTGGGCCTGCAGTAGTTGTGTACATTGTTTCAGAAGGAAAGTGAAACTTATCTGTAGTAGTTGCGCCGCCACCTGTAATGTATCCGGTTTGATTAATTTGATCAACTGCACATCCAATGTAAGGACCACGAGCCGCATCTAAGTTCCATCCGCCAACCCCGGTGGTACCTGTGTTAGTTGGAAATCCAAAGCCAGATCCAGACGGACTGTATGTGCCACCACCTCTAACTCGTTGTGTGCCATTGGCTAAACTATAACTTTGTGTGTTTGCGCTAGCGGTTGCATAAGCATCTGCGCCAGCATGAACATATCCATTGTAGTCACTGAATGTACCCTCGATATAGTTTGCGGCATACGCTAATTGTTCACCACAATACAATGTCACATCAGTTGCATGCCATGTGCGATTAACTGCTCGCCATGGATTAGATCCTTTATATCCACC